GGCAACGGCAACGGCAACAGCAACGGCTACGGCAACGGCTACGGCAGAGGCCACGGCAGAGGCCACGGCACCGGCAGCGGCACCGGCAGCGGCTACGGCAGAGGCCACGGCAGAGGCCACGGCAACGGCAACGGTCGCGGATAATCCCGCATAAAGGAGACCCCATGAACGGCGACGGCAACGGTGACGGCACCGGTCGCGGCAACGGCTACGGCAACGGCAGCGGCAGCGGCTACGGCTACGGCTACGGCAACGGCAGCGGCAGCGGCAACGGCAGCGGTGACGGTGACGGCAACGGCAGCGGCAGCGGTCGCGGTGACGGCAAAGGTGACGGTGACGGTGACGGCAACGGCAACGGCTACGGCAACGGCGCCGGCAGCGGCTACGGTGACGGCGAATACCGCATTATGCGAAACACATAACCAAGGAGACGACGATGACACAAACATACAGCGCAGCGTTCCTCGCCGCACACCGATACATCAACGTAGACTACGATTGGTGGGACCCTATATACGAAGACTTCCACCGCATATGCGACATCCTCGGTATCGCCCTTGACAAGAACGAGCCTAGATTCTCGGGCCTCTGCTCCCAAGGTGACGGCGCGTCGTGGACAGGGCAGTACGTTGCTCGTAACCACGTCGCCACATACGACATGGCCCCCGTGGCGATCCGAGAATACGCACCACAGGATGAGGCGCTGCACAGTATAGCTGACGAGCTGTGCTTGCTGGCCCGAATATACGGGCCGGTATGGGCCCGCGTTAGTAGAAATAACTCGCGTTATGTGCACGACATGACGATGTCCGTAGGAGAGTGGGACTACCTCGACGACGTATCCGTAGCCGACGTCGACTTTGTTATCCTTGAGCACATTGAGGATACGCTCAAAGCACAGTTTCGTGCACTGGCCTGCTGGCTCTATGAGACGTTAGAGGCCGAATATGACTACCAAACAAGTGACGAGGCCGTGGCCGAGGCACTAACATCAAATGACATAAAAGAAACAGAGGAAACAGAATAATGACCTTTTCATTGAACATGCGCGGTACCGGATACGTAAAATCTTATGCAGAGGCCGTGGCTATGTACGACCGCGCGACCCCATGGCGCGGTGACAACCCGACCGCTGAGCGCCCCCTCCCACACAAACGGACTCGGGATATGGGAGTGCGCATGGTCGGCAGTGACGTCGTGTTCCGCTACCACCAGACCGACGTAATCCGGTGGCGCGAGGACGGGTCCTACACGGTCAACACCGGCGGGTATGAGACGCGATCTACGTGCGAGTTTGCGTCGCACTTCATGCCTAACAGGCACTGGCTGACGAAGTGTACCGCACACCTAACCATCGATGATTGGACGTACGCCGTGGTGGGCCCCGAGGTCACGGTGTCGGGAACTGGTACAGTATCAGGGCACGGGCTCGGCGCGTTTGAGACAAAGCGGGTAAATCGGGCGAACGCCAAGCGCCTGTTGGCCGACATAGGCTACCCAGAATACCGCGACTGGTACAACGTGATGTACCCTATGGTAAGAGACACCATGCCTCGGATGTGGCAGCGTGAGAGCTACAGCGCACACCAAATGGTGTCGATGCTACGAGATAAGGACTCGTGGCACGCACTGATGGTGTCGTACTCAAGCGACCTGAACACACTGCGGAACGTAATGTACGACTACCAAGGCCGGGAGTACGGTGTCTGGGACTTCACCCAGCATGATCGGGTCGCAGGGCGCGACGTACCCCGGTCCTATACCGTAACAACAGCATGATTATGCGGAGCACATAATGGATAACCCAACCAACATATTCGAGAGCATAGACGAGATGGTGTCACTGTGCCAACGCAAGATAGAGCTCCTCAAACAGATGAAGCGGGCCCTGCGGATTGCAGAACTGCTCGGCGTACACCCACGGGACATCAGGGGGAAGGTACGCACGAGCACGTACGCTACAGAGAAAAACTACCACTTCCCGTGGAAGACCACCGTGCTGCGCGTGTGGGTAGACGACGACCCCGTACGAGAGTTCAAGATGATAGACGTGCACCTAGAGCTGTGGCCGGAGGACTTGAGAGCAGCATTCGAACGCAACGAGAAGAAACAACTTATGCGGAGCACATAATGGATAACCCATTTAGCGACATGCCTCGGTTGATAATATACGACGTAGACCGCACCGTCGCCAACGGGATAGGTCACATACCGGAGTATCTGATGCAGATGGTATGTGACCCCGATGCGGACTTCATCTGGCGTATAGAGGAGCGTAACGATGGTACAGTCGAATCTATGTATATTGGGTTCCTCCCTATTGACTCGAGCCGTGTTACGCACTACAACAGTGGCAACGACCTACCGGAGTGGATCAAGGACCGTATTGCTGTGTTACGTATGATGTCACCTAAATCAACCGAGAGCGTGGTATTCGGTGTAGGTAGACGCATAGACACCAATATCTTTTGGGTAGTAGGGGAAGGATAATACATGGCAATGACGCCAGAAGTAAAAGTCAAGCAGCGCGTAACCGCGCTGCTTAAACAGGTTGGGGCGTACTACTTCTATCCTGTGACGTCGGGTTTCGGCGGCTCTGGTGTGCCCGACATCGTTGCCTGCTACCGCGGAAGGTTTATTGGTATCGAGTGCAAGGCGGGAAAGAACAAACCAACAAAACTACAGCAGAAAAACCTAACTGATATCGACACCGCCGGAGGCATTGCCATGGTAGTGAACGAGGATAACGTCGAGCAGGTAAGCGCGATGCTTGCATCACTCGACGCACATGGAGAGCACAGTGGACCTTTTTACTTGTGACAAATGCGAAGCGGCGCCCAAACTACAGGTTATGGAGAGCAGGCCGGTAAACTTCGGCGGGGCGACGACAGTTCGGCGGCGGCGTAAATGCCCCGCCTGTAATCAACGGTTTAACACAGTTGAGGTGCCCGCAGAGTGGGCCCTTGATCTGTTTATGGAGGAAACAGAATGACCGACACAAGCAAAGACGTGACGCGGTATGATGAAACTTGGGAAGACATGGGTCATAGCATTGATGGCGATTACGTCACACATGAGGACTACGCCGCCCTATCTGCCCAACTCGAAGCCGCTAACGCCCGCGCGTATTCACTAGCCTATGCCATTGCAGGCGGCGAGGATGTGCCGGGATTTCTGGATAGCGTCAACACGGATGAATTGTGCAAGATTCTCAAAAGCCAACGTGCGTGGGCGCAGGATGCTGAATTTTCAGCACGGGCAGAAGGCAAGGCCGAGGGGCTGCAGGAGGCGGCAGACGCATGTGAGGCGCAAAAGGTGTCTTTTCTTTCCCCTGAATATGCAACGCATCAACCACTTTCATCGTACAGTGAACGGTTTGCTTGCGGTGTCTGCGCTGCCGCAATCCTCGCCCTTATCCCCGCAGACACGCCAGCCGCGAAGGTGACTTTGGGGTTTCTGCGGCCAATCTGGAAAGATCACAGCGGAGAATGGCACGGCCCAAAGGTTGAGCGCTGGTCAATCCCAGAGGATCAGATGGTCACATTTTTCAACGCAGCCCTACGCGCAATAGCAGGAGAAAAGCCATGACCGAGCCTGGCCACGAAGCGCAGCAATGCGCAGTGCATATGGTGCTTGGGTTTATCCCTGTGCTCAAAGTGCGACAGTCCGTCCCTTCAGATAGTTACTCTTGGGTTTGGGGACGTTGGAGATATGCACGCTTTGGTGAGCTGGTACTTATCAATGCGCTATTGATGAAAACTTGGAGGAAGTGATCGTGAGCGAAACACCCACACCCAACGTGGCGCAGGCCCTCAGAGACGCGGGCTTCCGACCACTGCCCCGTCTTTGGATCAGGAACGAGGACATGCCCGCCGTGTACTCCATCGTCGCTTCGAGGGGCTTTGAAGTCAGGGCTATCCGAGAGCAAGCCATCCTCGCTTACCTAGCGGAGTTCCCACCCAAACCCAAACCAGACCCTGTTGCGGATAAAGAAGCCGCGTGGGCTGCCTACGAACGGAGTAAATATAAATGAGCGACAACGTCGTTAGTCTAGACGATCACCGCCCGCACGAGACAGGGTATGCCGCCTGCATGGAATGCGGTGCAGATTGGGTAGCGGTGGTACCGGAGGGGGTCACCCTGCTAGAGTGCTTCAAGTGCAACGCGCTGGCCGGAGAGCTGGTACGCATAAAAGACGTCGATTGGTTCATCCGGTTCATGCGTGACGGGCTTAGCCCTGATGATAGAAACCATCGCACGTTGGTTGTCCTGAACGCCGCACGTATGAGTAAGGAAGGGATATGACAGGTAAACGCCCCCCGTACCACGAGGCATTTATAAACCTTGCCCTAGATGGATTATCTACCCGGGCGATCGCGGAAAAACTCGGCATCGGGCGCAAGACGGTGTCCGCCAAAATGTACACGATGCGCCGGCAGGGGGTCATACCAAGCTCGCGTTCGTCCGATGATAGGTACGAGACACGGTACGGGACAGTCCGCGAGATACTAGACGGGCTGGACAGTGACGCACGGCAGTGGGTCCTATCGCAAACACCGACAGACGGCACGGTGGGAGACGTCATCCGGTCAATACTGGTGGATGCCTACTTCGAAGACCTCGACGAGTAACGGCGCTCGCCGTTATGCGAAACACATAATAACCTAACCCAAGGAAATAACATGAACGGCGAATACATCCAAATCATCTGTACCAATATGCTCGCAACCAAAACGGCCTTCGGCGTCCGCACAGACGATGGGAGTCAGGTGTTCATTCCGGCGTCTATATCGGCCGCCATTGACCTGCGAGTCGGCAACATCGTCATGGCCCTTCTAGTGCCAAACCACCTAGCCCCGGAGAAAACCCCGTGGGTGGCCATCAACATACGGCCCAAAGAGCCGGTCGCTACTCCAGAGCCGGAAATAGAGATCGTTACGCCGGACGCTCGGGCGTACGCGTTCGTCGAGGAGAGCGGATACGCGACGACGGCCGAGGTTTCGAAAGAAATTGGCGCAGCCATTGGCGAAACTAGAACCATCCTGAACCGCCTATTCAGGCGGGGAGTCGTAGTCCGAGCCGACGTACATGCCAATCCTGACCAGACACGGCCGTCGTTCTGCCTGTGGGCGGTCGACACGGCTCAGTTTGTGTCTGACGGCGCCAACCATGACGAGTGAGCGAGCCCTTATTCGGTTGATCCGCGTGGCCGAGATTCTCGCTAAGGACAGCACTATCCCCGACACCGTAGCACGGGCACACGAAATAATCGCGCTGGCCCGCATAGTAGCGAAAGGAATACCAAATGACGAGTCTTGAAGAGATGTGCTGGAGATACATTGTAGCCAACCCTACGGCGTCGGCACACGACGTGTCGCTTAATTGCGACGTCGCCGACACCTACGCGCAGACCCTCATCGACCGGATCGGTACACCGACAGACGTGCTACACGCAGAGCCGACCCGATTGACCGAAGGCGTCAAGCATGACGAGGGTAAGGCCCGGTACGACCTGATCCCACCCGAGATCGAGGAGGCCATCGCCATGGTCCTGAGTTTCGGGGCTGCCAAGTACGGCCAACGTAACTGGGAAAAAGGTATGAGCTGGGGGCGCCCGTATGCGGCCATGAGGCGGCACATGGCCGCGTGGTGGAAGGGCGAAGAGTGCGATGCTGAGTCAGGTATGCCTCACACATGGCATGCTGCCTGCTGTCTGGCATTCATCGTGGCGTTTGAAGCCCGCGGGTCGGGTACGGATGACCGGCCATGAGCGTCGATCTTAGCTCCATGTCGCGGCATTGCCCCCGAGAGGTCCGCGACGCACTGCGGGCGCTCCCTAACGCGGGCGACTGGCGACTCATAAAAACCAAAGACCACTACTTCCTGTATGACGGGCCAACGAGAGTGGCCTGCGTCGACAACAACGGGTCTAAACCGTCAGAGTTTATTGCGAAGAATATCGCTAGGACCCTGAAGAAGTACGTAGCCGCGCATTATGCGTAACACTTAACCCAAGGAGACTGACATGCACATTATGATTGACCTCGAGACCATGGGCACGCGCCCCACGGCTCCCATCGTATCCATCGGCGCCGTGGCGTTCGATGCTACCGGTATACACGATAAGTTTTATGCCAACGTGGACCTTACCTCCGCCGTTGCTGCGGGCGGTATCCTCGACCCGTCCACGGTAATGTGGTGGATGAGCCAGAGCGACGAATCCCGTGCCGCGCTACTGGTTAAAGACGACCAATACTCCGTCGTCGGGGCGCTATCCGCGCTATCGGCTTGGGGGGACTGGGGTAAAGTTGCCGGTGTATGGGGCAACGGAGCGACATTCGATAACGTGATCTTGCGTGAGACCTACTACCGGGCCGCGGTACCGTGCCCGTGGCCGTTCTGGAATGACCGGTGCTATCGCACGATAAAGACCATATACCCGAACGTGGAACTGGTGCGCAGCGGAACACATCATAACGCGCTGGATGACGCCCGGACACAGGCCGAGCACCTGATCGAGATCAACGCGGCCGCCGCGGGGATTATTTTGTGAACCCTCTCGATAGCGAGCGGCTCCGTACGTGGGCCGTAGACATGGCCGCCCATGTCGCCAAACTCAGCAAAGACCCCTCCACGAAAGTGGGGGCGGTCATATTCGACGCCAAGCGGCGCATCGTATCCGCAGGCTACAACGGGTTCGCCCGAGGCGTAAAGGACACGCCGGAGCGGCTAGAGAACCGCGACGTCAAGTACCGCATGGTGTTGCACGCAGAGAAGAATGCGATCCTGTTTGCGACCGCCCCGCTGGATGGGTGCACAATCGTCGTAACTCACCCGTGCTGCGCCCAGTGTGCAGCCCAAGTAATTCAATCAGGCATCACTCACGTAGTGTGGCCTGCACCGGCTCCCGACTTCATGTTGCGCTGGGGTGAGGACTACGCCCTGACGATTGCACAGTTCGACGAGGCGGGCGTTACCGTAGAGGAAGTGTAATGGATATTATCGCACTTGACATGGAGACGTTTTACTCCAAAGAGTATTCGCTGTCCAAGATGACAACCGAGGAGTACATCCGCGACCCGCGGTTCCAAGTTATCGGTGTAGCGGTCAAGGTAGGCGAGGGGGCCACCACGTGGTTCTCCGGCACCGCCAAAGAAACGATCGCTTTTCTGCGGCAGTACGATTGGGAGAACAGCGCCATGGTGGCGCACAATGCCGTGTTCGACGCGGCGATCCTTTCATGGCGTTGCGGTATCCGGCCAAAAGTGTTGCTCGACACACTGTCTATGTCTCGCGCGATGTATGGCGTCGACGCCGGACACAGCCTGAAGGTACTGGCCGAACGGCTAGGCCTACCAGCGAAAGGAGACGAGGTGACCCGCGCGATCGGTAAACGCCGTCTGGACTTCACGCGCGCGGAACTGCACGACTACGGCGAATACTGCCGCATGGACACGCACCTAACCTACGAGGCGTTTCGGGCGATGATGGCGCTCGGGTTCCCAAAGCCGGAGCTGAAGCTGGTAGACCTGACGCTGACGATGTTTACAAACCCCGTGCTAGAGCTCGACGTGCCGCACCTAGAAGGCCACCTGATCCGCACGCAGCGGGCCAAGGCCGCGCTGATCGAAGATGCGGGCGTGGACCGCAAGATGCTCATGTCGAACCCGAAGTTCGCCTCTATGCTGGAGGAGTTGGACGTCATACCCCCGATGAAGGTTAGCCCCACGACGGGTAAGATGACGTTTGCATTTGCAAAGAACGACGAGGAGTTTCAGGCCCTGATGGAGCACCCTGACCCACAGGTGCAGGCACTATGCGCCGCGCGGGTCGGTAGCAAGAGCACGCTGGAGGAGACGCGCACCACTCGGTTCATTGCTATAGGGGGTCGGGGGAGGTTTCCGGTACCTCTACGGTACTACGCAGCGCACACAGGCCGCTGGGGTGGCGCAGACAAAATAAACCTCCAGAATTTGCCTTCACGCGGCCCACACGCAAAACAACTAAAGAAAGCAATACGCGCGCCAGACGGGCATGTATTGATCGACTGCGACTCTAGCCAGATCGAAGCCCGAGTGCTGGCATGGCTGGCGGGGCAGGATGACCTGACCGCGGCGTTCGCCCGCGGCGAGGACGTATACAAGATCATGGCCTCAAAAGTGTACGGGAACCAGCCGGAAGACGTAGACAAGGGCCAGCGCCAAGTCGGTAAGGTCGTGATCCTCGGTGCCGGATATGGTGTTGGTCACCACAAGCTGCAGCTGTTCCTCAAGACGCAGGCCGGAGTAGACGTAGACCTCGACGAAGCCAAACGCATTATCGACATATATCGGTACTCGAATGACCGTATCAGTCGCATGTGGAAGGATGCACAACGCACCATAGAATACCTTGAGCGCGGTGACGCACTCCCCTTCGGGAGACCCGGGGTGCTGTCCGTAGATGCCGAAGGCAGTGCCATAGTTCTGCCGAACGGACTACCGATCCTATACACTGGGTTGTCCGCAGAGCGGGGAGACCGGGGCTACGAGTATAGTTACAAGACCCGGCGTGGTCCGAAGAGGCTATACGGTGGAGCATGTGTCGAAAACGTAACTCAAGCCCTTGCCCGTTGTGTGGTGGGCGAGCAGATGCTTAAAATAGCAAAACGGTATCGTGTGGTATTGACTGTGCACGACAGTGTTGTATCCTGTGTACCCGAAGACGAGGCCGACGAGGCGCGGGAGTACATCGAAGCCTGCATGCGTTGGACACCGGACTGGGCCGAGGGGCTACCAGTCAACTGCGAGTCTGGCGTAGGCACATCATACGGAGACTGCGAATGAGCAAACCACCATCACCGGCCCCATGGTCGTTCAGCCGGATCAAGGCGTTCGATACATGCCCGAAGCAGTTCTATCACACGGCGGTGCTCAAGCAGTTCCCCTACGTGGAGTCCGATGCGATGCGGTACGGCACCGAGTTCCACAAGGCGGCGGAAGACTTTATCCGCGACGGAACCCCAGTAGCCGAACGCTTCTCGTTTGCGCAACCTGTGCTGGACGCGTTGGCCAGCAAGCCCGGCGATAAGCACTGCGAGTACAAGTTTGGCCTCACTGCCGAGCTAGAGCCGTGCGGGTTTTTCGATGCCGACGTATGGTTTCGGGGTATCGTCGACCTCATCATTATCGACGGCGACGTCGCCACTATCGTCGACTACAAGACGGGGAAGTCTGCTCGCTACGCCGAGAAGGGCCAGCTCGAACTTATGGCCTTGGCCATGTTTAAGCACTTCCCGCAGGTCACAAAGGTACGGGGTGGCCTTGTTTTTGTCATCGCCAACGAGGCGGTGAAATCCACGTATGCCTTAGACGGTACGAGCGCTCTATGGAAGAAATGGCTCACAGAGTATGCTAAGATGGATAAAGCGTTCGAAGTTGGGGTATGGAACCCCCGCCCGAGCGGCCTATGCAGACGGCACTGCCCCGTGACGGAGTGTGCCCATAACGGAGCAAACTGATGCCATACGTCAACAAAAAACGACCATACAAGAAAGAGTACGACCAGCAGCGCGAGCGCGGCGAAGACGGATCACGTCTCGAACGGCAACGGGCGCGCGCTGCGTTCGACAAGAAGAACGGCAAGAGTGCGCGCAAGGGTAAGGACTTGAGCCACAATAAAGACCTCGCGCGGGGCGGGTCGAACAAAGACGGTGTTCGGCTTGAGAGCTCCAGCACCAACCGCGCGCGGGGCGGGGCGCTGAGTAAACCCCCCAAGAAAAAATAAATATGCGTTCCGCATAACAGGAGACACCCGTGCAGATAATCGACAACAAGGCGCTCTTGTATAAGATGCGCAATACTGCTCCTATCCTTGCCGCTATACCGGATAGCCGCCGCATCGACGAGCACACGGTTGCCGTGAAGTGGGACATCCCGCAGGTGCATGCACTCCGAGACATGAACATCGCGGCGCCGTCTCCGATCTCGGGCCGCTATGACTGGCCCGGGAAGTTCACCCCGTTCGACCACCAGCGCACCACGGCGGAGTTTTTGACGCTGAACAAGCGAGCGTTCTGCTTTAATGAGCAAGGGACGGGCAAATCAGCAGCTGCCGCGTGGGCTGCCGACTTCCTCATGAACCGCGGCCTAGTGCGCCGCGCCCTTATCGTGTGTCCCGTTTCTATTATGGATGCCGCGTGGCGGGCCGACCTGTTCAGTGTGGCTATGCACCGTACGGTAGACATTGCCTATGGGGCCGCGGCAAAGCGCAAGAAGATCGTGTCTGGCAGCGCGGAGTTCGTGATCATCAACTTCGATGGTTTGAAGGTCGTGGCTGACGAGATTGCGGCCGGAGGGTTCGATCTGATCATCGTGGACGAGGCGAGTGCGTACCAGAGTGCCCAAACCGAGCGGTGGAAAACACTGAACAAACTCGTTACGCCCGACACATGGCTCTGGATGATGACCGGCACCCCCGCCGCACAGGGGCCCGAAAAAGCATATGGGCTGGCCAAGCTGGTGAACCCGAAGAACGTCCCGAAGTATTTTGGGTCCTTTCGTGATCAGGTCATGATTAAGACGTCTATGTTCAAGTGGAGCGCAAAGCCCGACGCCACCGAGACCGTGCATAGGGTACTGCAACCCGCGATACGGTTCACTAAGGCAGAGTGCCTAGACCTGCCGGACATGGTGTACATTAAGCGTCACGTCGAGCTGACCAAGCAGCAGAAGATGTACTACGACCAAATCCGCAAAGACCACATGATGTCTGCGGCAGGGGAAGCAGTGACCGCCGTAAACGCCGCCGTGGTGATGACGAAGCTGCTTCAGGTATCTGCAGGCGCGGCCTACACCGACGACAAGCACACACTGCAGTTCGACATCACGCCGCGGTACAACGTGCTCAAAGAGGTTATCGACGAGACACCAAACAAGGTGCTCGTGTTTGTGCCGTTTCAGAACACGATCGACATCCTTACCGATAAGCTGCGCGCCGACGGCATAACGACCGAGGTGATCAGCGGTAGGGTCAAAGTCGGCGACCGGACAAACACATTCCATCGGTTCCAGACGACGCCAGACCCCCGCGTGCTGGTGATCCAGCCGCAGGCGGCGGCTCATGGAGTGACGCTGACCGCTGCCGACACCGTAGTGTGGTGGGCACCCACGGCCTCACTTGAGATATACGCACAGGCCAATGCGCGGGTACACCGCTCCGGCCAAGTAAACAAATGCACCGTAGTGCAACTCGCAGGGTCGCCTGTAGAGCGGCGCATATACGGGCTACTGGATGACAAAATCGACGCCCACTCAAAAATGATCGATTTATATACGAGTGTGCTTGACTAGGCGAGTGAAACAGCCTAGAACACGTAAAACAACACTATATGGAGAACATCATGACTGACACCCCTGTTGACGCCTCAGTTGATCGCCTGACGCGTATCTACATTAAAATTCGCACAAAGCGTGCGGCGATCGCTGCCGAGTTCAAAGAGGCTGACGGCAAGCTCTCCGAGCAGATGGATATGGTCAAGGCCGCCCTGCTCGACTACTGCAAAGAGCAAAACGTCGAAAGCGTTCGCACTACGGAAGGTTTGTTCTACCGCACAGTCAAGACGCGGTACTGGACAAGTGATTGGGAAGCCATGCACCGGTTTATTTTGGAGCGCGAAGCACCAGAGTTTATGGAGAAGCGTCTCAACCAGACCGTAGTGAAAGAATATTTGGCAGAGAACCCTGAAGCTGTACCGCCGGGCCTGAATGTGGACTCGGAGTACGTAATCTCTGTGAGGAAAGCATGACCACTACCCAGAAATACGTGACGACTGCGGAAGCGGCGAATCACTTCAACGTGTCACCGGCCACCATCAGCATGATGGTGAAGTCGGGAGACATCCCCACCGGTACTTATCTTCGGTTGGGTCGCGTGTTTAGGTTTGACCTTGCACGTGTCGAGGCGGCACTACTAGACAAGATGGTCAGCGTACCGCACGATGACGGCCAGCTTGCGTTTGATTTTGACCAAGACGTAGCCGGTGAAGCTACGCATAATGATGGAGAATGACTATGAGTGATCTCGAACTGTTCAAGGGCAACGCCCTCGTTGGAAGCGACCTGTTTAAGTCGCTGATGGATATGAACAAGAAGTTGTCGGGTGGCACCGGTGCTTCGGGCCGTCGTATCAGCATCCGCGGAAGCCGGTTCCGCATGGTAGTTGACGGTGAGCAAGTGTCGGTCAGCAAGGGCAACTCGCTGAACATGGTTATCGTGAATGCCGCCGAAATCGCCCGCACCTACTACGAAGGTGCATTCGACGCCGAGAACCCGTCGGCTCCGATGTGCTGGTCTGCGGATACGCGCACCCCAAGTGCGGACGTCCCAGAAGAGAACCGTCAAGCGGCTCGTTGTGCTGACTGCCCAATGAACGTCAAAGGCTCGGGCCAAGGCGAGACCCGCGCATGCCGCTTCTCGCAGCGTCTGGCGGTTATGTTGGAGGGCGAGACTGATCAGGTGTATCAGTTGCAGCTTCCCGCTACGTCGCTCTTCGGCGAAGCCAAAAGCCAGAACATGGGCTTGCAGGCCTACATCAAGTTCCTGTCTGCACACAGCACGCCCGCTATTGCGGTCATGACCGAGATGCGGTTCGACGACGACGCCACCGCCCCTAAGCTGTACTTCAAGCCCGTACGTGCGTTGGATGAAGAAGAACTGCAAGCGGCGATCGAGCTGCGCGACAGCGAGGAGGCACAGAAGGCGATCACCTTCACCGTGTCGCAGACTGATGGCGTAGCGCCGAAGGCCAAAGCAGAACCGAAAGCCAAGGCTGAACCGAAAGCCAAGGCTGAACCGAAAGCCAAGAAAGCTGCGCCTACAGACGACGCCGACGACGAAGGCGTAGAAGAGCCGGTAAAGGTGACTAAGACCACCAAGGCAGCGGCCGAAGAGCCCAAGACGGCCGACAAGCTGGCCTCAGTCCTCGACGACTGGGACGACTGATCCGCCTTTACGGTGCGGCCATGGGTGTACTCATGGCCGCTTCTTTCTTTGACGGGCGGTAGACATGGACACAACGAAGTTTTTGGAGGCTGTCCTCGGCGACAGCGGGTATTACTGCCTGTTCGGCTTCTCCGCCGAGACGAAACGCAAGATACAGAAATTCTACCACTCAATCGATCAGCTGGTCGATGCGGCCTATGCGATGGACCGTAATGAGCATGATGCGTATTTCGCACTGGGTACCTTCACCGCGGCGGGCACCCGCACTGCGGCCAATGTGGCCCAGCTGCGCGCCTTCTGGCTTGACTTAGACTGCGGCCCCACGAAGGAGTTCCCCGACAAGGCCACGGCGATTGCCGCCCTGCGGGTGTTCTGCAAGACCGCGGGGCTGCGCAAACCCTACATGGTCGACAGCGGGCGCGGGGTGCATGTGTACTGGCCGTTGACTGCACCCGTGACGGTGGCGGAATGGCGGCCCGTGGCCGACGCATTGAAGCGCACATGTGCCGCACTCGGGTTGCCGACGGATACGTCGTGCACGTCGGACGCGGCGCGGGTGTTGCGTATGCCGCAGACCCACAACTACAAAGACAGCCCGCCGAACCCCGTAAAGCTCCTGCAAGGTGGAGCCGTAGAGCCGTACACTATGCAGGAGTTTTCGGCGGTGTTGGGTGCCACGACCCCCGTTGCCCCGACAGTGACCGTACCCGCTACGCTGTTCAATATGCCCAAGATGTCCGTAGCCGATGACCCTGTCATGCAGCGGTTGATGCGGAACAAGACCTCGCGCTTCAAGCCTATATTGGTTAAGTCTATGGGCGGCACGGGGTGTGCGCAGGTGCGGTACGCGTTTGAGAACCAGTCCGAGATATCGGAGCCCCTGTGGCGTGCTATGTTGTCGATTGCGGCGTTCTGTGAAGATGCCGAAAAAGGCGCCAAGGCTATGTCGGCGCAGCACCCAGACTATTCGTGGGAAGACACCGAGCGTAAGATGCGCGGTGCCGTAGGCCCACACCGATGCACTACAATCGACGGCATCAATCCGGGACTGTGCGCTGACTGCCCGCTGTTTGGTAAGCTATCGTCACCTATCCAGC